AACCTATGATACTCACTTCAAACATAGACACAGATAAACTCGAAAGGATTTATGGGGCGCAAATCACAAGCAGAATCACGGACACAACGAAAAGCATCGTCCAACGGTTTGACGGAGAAACTGACTATCGCAAAAACAGAAGAGCCGCCCTCATCCAACCCGCACTGGAAACTTTTTAAGGAGGATCATGGAATCGTTGCAGATGGAGTCATCCGAGTCTACAGACTCAAAGTTGAAAACGGGTATTTATACCTTTCGGGGCTCTTTACTCAACGAACCGAAGGAGATCAGGACTACCGTGCATTGGGGCACTTTTCCGTTTCATACGTTCCATCTGCGTAGGGAGTTCGACAATTTGGCCTGTCTCACTATTTGGGACAAGCCCATACCAAAGCCCAGAGAAACCCAACGGGATCGATGGGCAAAGAGACCTTGCGTACTAAGGTTCCGCTTTTTTAGGGATATCGTGCGCTCGGCGATGGAGCATTTTGGATTTGTTCCATCCGAAGAACTTGGGTTGGTCTTCTATATGAAGATGCCCAAGCTGTCCAAGATCAAGCAAGCTGAGAGGATTCATAAGCCTCATCAAGTACGTCCTGATCTGGACAATCTAGAAAAAGCCACTCTCGATGCATTGTATGCAGAAGATGCAGTGGTTTATCTGAAAACGGCTCTAAAGATTTGGAGCCTTGAACCTCGAATCGAAATCTGGAATCTAAAATGAATCTAGCATGTATCTCAGGAAACTTTGGGTTCGATCCCGAATTCAAAGTAAGCAACAACGGAACTCCCATCTGTACGGGGAGCTTGTGTGTCAAAAACCGTAGTCGGAAGAAAACCAACTACATTGATGTTACCGCATTCAACAAAACCGCAGAGTTGATGCGTGACCATTGTAAGAAAGGTTCATTCCTTCTTATCGAAGATGGTGAACTCGACATGGATGAATGGGTCAACAAAGAAGGGAAGAAGCAACGGAAGATCAAAGTCATCGTCAACCGTATGGACTTTGGCCCTAAAGCCCAAGACAAAGCAGAAGGTGGTCAGGATGCAGATGGATTCTGAAGAAGAAAAAAGCCGAGTAAGATTTCACGCTGAAACCATTAAACAACATTGTCATGAAATGTCTTCTAAAGCTGTTCAAATAAGAACATTGATAGAAGAAATTATTGACCATAAAAATTATGTGAAAGATTTAGCTTATGAAATTAAAACTGGTGAAAAGTTATGAATGAAGTAGCTGAAGGTATAGAGCTTCGAGAAGAGGCATTAGACCTCCTCGAAGAAAAACGCCATGAATGGATCGTAAAAGCACGTAAATATGCGTTTAATCTGCTTCGCTGTCGTAAATTAGATCAATCTAATCCTGTCGTAACGTCTGATGATTTATGGGCGTTATGTCCTCCTCCGAGTGAGATCAATCCTAAAGTCATGGGAGCAGTCTTTCGGAAAACTGCTGGATTCAAACCTCTTGGGTACGTTCCGTCAAAGCGGAAGCAAGCCCATGCAAGACCTATTCGTGAGTGGACGTTTGCTTGACCTCATGATGAGGGTCATCAAACGAGACGGTGACGAATGGAAATGCTCCGAGTGTGGATGCACGATCCAGCGAGGGGAAGAGACTCAATGCGACTGCACCGATCCAGACGGGTCGGAGCGGTTGCAGGAGTTATACAACATAGACTCTAATCTAAATTGATTATGCTAACAAAGGAAGAATATAGAATTGTACGAGAACATCTGAAATTAAACGTAGTTCAGATGGGAGAAAAAATAGGATGTCATTTTACAGTAGTTCATCAAGTAGAATCAGGAAAATGGAATCCAAAAAAAGGCAAAGTTCATGATTGGTATTATTCTTATTATCATAATATGAATCATGACGATATATATAATGCTTTTTATTTTTTAGGACTTACAAAGGTTCCTGAAAAAATCAAACAGCGTGTAATTCAACAACCTGAAGATGTTGTTACAAAAATAACACGTGGACGAGGTAGGCCTAAAATTCATAATACAGATGAATTTAGCATTCGTTTTAGAGGTCCTATGGCACAATATCTTTATAAAGCTTGTAAAGAAGAATTGTATGATGGACCTGGAGATTTTGTTCGTGACTTAATCAGAAAACACAAAAGAGTAGCTGAGTTAGCCGCTTAAACTATTCAGTAAGGCCAGGATAATACTTGGCCTTGCCTTTCTTATCCTTAACCATCCTAAGAACTTCTTTCCTGTTATCTCCTACCGAACTGTAACTCACATGGACCCAGCCTGAGTTGGGCCCTTCTGGTTCTCCAGTTATTTTAGAGACTCTATCAGGATTATAGTTTTCTAGGATTAGCTGATCAAAGTTCAAATTGTCTCGAATCCATTCTGCCAATTGTAGGTTACTTACCTTTTCGCTGTAGATTTCGATATCTGCGGCACTTTTGGTTCCTTGACAGCAATGGGCTGAATTCGATGATCCGTTGACCAGATCATTTAACGGCTTTGATCTGAAACAGCTATTGACTTTGGTGGGACCGAATTGGTCTCTCACTGGCTGAAGCACAGCAAGGACCAATGCGGTGATACGGGCTACAGCGTTGGTATCAAGATGGTCTTCCTGATCAATTCCAGCGTGTAATGCGGTGGGGGAATAAACCAGTTCTTGTAAACTAAAGTTCTGACTTATTCTCATGGCGAGCCATTTATCCTTTGATAAGGTCTTTGAGGGATTTGTGGCCGTGAGCATTGTCACCATCCACAGCACTGTCGAGTGCTTCTCGTACTTCTTTAGGAAGTTTTTCAAGATGTGGTTCTAGGTGTTCTACGGCTAAAGACTGAGCTTTGTCGGCTACGATGTCTTTGAGCATATTAGCCACGAATGGCAGGACGAGGTTAAGCATGTCTTCCTTTTTAGGGTTGAGGTTAAAAAAATCATAAAACCATTTAATTAGTTGCTGGAACACTTGTTTCTTTCGTTGTAGTTGGAGGGTTGCCATTTCCGTCTGTTGCGTGATCCTCAAGGTCATTGCCACTTTCGAAGAAATACTTACTGACCGCAGAAGCAGTCAAAATTAGAGGTCCTACGATTATGAGCAAAATTCTCTCCGTAGTTTCTGGTACAGAATCAGTCAAAGTAAGTAAATAAAATATAATTCCACTTAACACTGCTATGTTTGCCATTGCAATAATTGCTCGTATCCAAAATCTAACTACTTGAATGCGCTCATTTACTGTAGGTACATGTTTAGGAGGTTTAGGAGGATCACTTATTTTTTCTACTGTAGTAGTTGTTTCTTTAGCCATTATCGTTTAGATGATATTAATGCTTCTGCCATTCCTTTGATTTCCATAGAAAGACGTTCATTCGTTTTAGCCACATCCTTGAATGCTACGCTCAATCCATTGACTGCATCCGAAGTTATACTGTTCTGTTTATTTTGTTCTTTGATTACATCAATCAGTCTTTCATCACCTCTTGTATCCTTTTCTTCCCAGCGAATGATTTCTTCTTTGTGAGATTGTTGGGTTTTAAAGATGTACCAACACATGATTCCAATGATCACCGCAGGAAGACCAATTCGTTCCACAATCTGCATTATCTGTTCTATTTCCATAATACCTTGTGGTTCTTGATAAGAAGGAAAGTAATGATCCATTTAAGGCTTCGGATTGTCGGCTTTTACTTTAGCTCGCTTTGCAGTTATTTCCTGCCAAGCAGTATCGTCACCCTCTTCTTTTTCTGCTAATGCGACTACTACATCGGTGATGCTTGGGTATTGTAATGCTCGGTCACGTTGGTACTGGTTTGCTATTCGATTAGCCTTTTCATCAGCAAGTTCTTGTGAATCTTCAACAACAAACTTACCACTTACAAATTTAAGAACTTGAACATCAGTATATGAAGGTAGTTTCTCATTAGTTTCTATTGAACTACCACTAGGCTTATCTGAGTATCCTAATACGTTATTGTTTTGATCTATTTCAATATACATAATCACATTACTGAATAAGTTTGTCGGTAAATTTTAACATAAACATCATTACCTGTCCCTTCTCCACTATAAGTACTTAAATGGATTCTTCCTTGGTATGAACCAGAATGCGCTCTATATGTTACTTTTAATTCTTTTGAACCTGACCACGATGGTAAAACAAATCTGAAATTTCTATAACCACCCCCTCCATCACCGTCATCAAATTTTGCAAAAAACCCATGATTAGTATTAGCAATTTCTGACCCATCATAATTAAACTTAAAATGAAGAAGTGAATTACTGTTATAATTAACAAAACAAGTTTGATAATCATAAACAACAAAAGATGACCCAGAAACGGGTGTATAATTTGTAGCAGACCCAGTTAAAGTATTATAGCTAGTATCTGTACCTTGTGCTGCTGTTGGAGTTGTAGTGGTTTCAGTATAACCGCACATTGTACCATCTGGTAAAGTCGCATTACTCCCTAACGTCAGTGTAGGATTATTTTGATTAACTGTGATCTGACCATCTGATGCAATACTAATGGCAGAATTAGCATTAGTTAGGTCACGGATGTTTGATACTTGTAGGTCGCTAGGCATGATTTTTATTCTGGTTTATTGGGCCAAGTAACTCCTGTTAGTTGTCCGTTTTCATCTAACTTAGGTTTTGCAGTAGAAGGTAAATTTCTGAGGGCAGTTCGGTAATCAAGTTGTGCTTTTGTAGGTG